CAAAGTCTGAGGAGAATTCTATAATGGATGATGTTACCAAAGAAGAAGACATCTTGGCTGTTGCTACTGGCCTCAGCGAGGATTTGTCTAACATCACAGCTTCTTCTACCGAACAAGAGGCAGAAGTTGAAAGTGATGTCCAGCCAGAGGCTAGCGAATCAGAAGAGCAAGAAGAAGTCGTAGCAGACTCTGAAGTTTCTGAAGAGGAATCCGAAGGCGAAGCCGAAGCCGAAGAGGCCGCTGAGGAAACTCAGCAAGACACGGCAGTAGAGAGTTCTGCTGACGATTCAGAAGAGGCGGATGTACAAAGCGTAGATTCCGAAAATGCTGGAGAGCCAGAAGAAGCATCACCTGAAGCAGTTACTGCAGAAGATGATGGAGTTCAAGAAGAAGTTGCTGAAGACGGTGAACTCACCACAACCGAAAGTAGTGATGAGCAAGATCTTGAGCAGCTAAAGGCTCAAGCAGCCCTTCTTGAAGAGCAGGTCTCATCTTTGAAGGATGAGAACGCTAAGCTCAGAGGTGCATTGCACATGACTCTGGTTGAAAGAGTTGTTGATACTAAGGTGGCGCTAGGTCTTGAAAGTTCAGATGATCGTGAAGCATTAATTGTTGAGCATTCATCACGTACAGCTTCATCTCTAGCTGATAGCTTAAGAGATTTAGCAAAGGCTAACCCAGTAACACCTTCATCAGCTCGTATGCCAGAGGTTATGTCTGAAGCTGAGGTCATTGCAGAAGATAATGTCATGACAATTGATTCAGAAGAGAACGAAGAAGAGTCACTTAGTCCTGAAAAGGAATTTGAACAACTTTTCGTTGACGCACTAATGGGCAGACGTAAACTCTGATAATATTTTAAGGAGATAAAATGAGTTTAGCAAAATTCCGTAAGGTTCACAGTAAGACCGGGTCAGGTCGCTTTGTAGTCTCAGAGGGTATTGCCCCCAGCGCCTACTTGCTCCCAGATCAAGGTCTTCCAACATGGTACTACGACAGTGAAGATGATCGTTTTGAAATTGTCATCACCAAGGGCACCATTCTTTCAGTCATTGCCGATTCAAATGGTGATGCACGTATTGTCCCAGCTAACGGCACGTCAAGTGATCAAGACTGGGGTGACACAATAAGTGGTTGGGATCCAATGGATGGAGCAACACCCGCTTATTCAAGTGGCGCTACTGACACAGTAACTGTTGCAGCAACTTCAGTTCCAATTGGTTGCGCCCAGTATGATCTCTACAGACCTTTTGATAAGGGCACATCGCAAGGTGCTGGCTTTATCACGCACGGTTATGTAGAGTATCCGATGGTTGATGGCCTTAATGCCGACCTTGCTATTGGTGATTTAATTCGTGCCGACCATATGGGTCGTCCCGTTGCTTTTGACTCATCGTCAGAGGCAGCCTATCTGCAAGTTGGTAAGGTTATCGAGGTCGAAAAGTTCGCCACGAACTTTGATGATGGCCTTCTCAGCTACATGCAGCTCCCATCTGATCCAGGCGCACTAAAGACCGTCTACGAGCTTACTCGTGATGGTAGCTACAAGGGCAAGCTCGGCATTAGAGCTAACCTGGATGTACACAATGTTATTGGCGCATTCCGTGTCAATTTAACACTCTGATAAAAATATAACACAGGAGGAAAATCCTAAGATGAGTAAGACAATCCAAGAGCTCCTCTCGGGTCTCCCAGCTTGGGAGTCTGCATTGACTGAGGACGGACACATTGATGAAGAGAACAGAGTAACTATTAAGGAAGCTTTTGCATCACCAGATGCAGCAGCGTTGTTCCCCAAGGTTCTCTCTCGCACTCTGCGGGAAGCAGCTGAGCCACAACTTCTTGTGACTCCTTTGCTTTCCACAGTTCGCCTTGGTAAAGGGCGTTCATTGGAGTTCCCAGCAGTCAACGCAATCCAAGCAGCAGAAATCCCTGAGGGTCAAGAGTACCCAGAGCAAGCACTCGCCTTCGCAAAGCAGGTAGAGGGCAAAGTTTCAAAGAAAGGTGTAAAGCTTGCTTTCACCGAAGAAGTCGTAGCTGACTCACTTTGGGACATTGTCGGCCTACATGTCCGCGCCGCAGGGCGTGCCATGGCTCGTTTGAAAGAGCAAATTGCTCTTAGCCGCTTCAAGGATGCAGCAACTATCGTCTTCGATAACGATGACGTTGCCTATGATTCAACAACAGGTCTTGATATTGATGGCGTTGCCAACGATACCGTCACCTGGGATGATATCATTGACATGGCTGCTGTCTTGATGGCTGAAAATCACGTACCAACAGACTTCATTCTGCACCCACTTATGTGGTCAGTGTTCCTTAAGGACGCTATTTTCCACGCCGGTGGCGCAGCTTCTGGTGTCGGCACAAGCTGGGGCTATCGTCCTCAGTCAGCCGAAGGTGCACTCAATACTACAGCCCCAATGGGTCTGAATGTTATTGTTTCACCATTTGTAAGTTTCACTGCTAAGAGTGGGGCTACACCAGCTAAGTCTGACCTATTCCTCATTGATCGTAATGAGGTAGGCACAATGTTGGTCAAGGATGATATGAGTACAGATCAATTTGATGATCCAACTCGTGACATTCGTGCTCTTAAGATGAAAGAGCGTTATGACATTGTCATGATGGGTGATGGTGAGGGTATCACTGTCGCTAAGAATGTTAACCTCAGCCGCAACTACGAAGTTCAGGTTACCAACGAGGCATCCTGATAAAAACCTTAGGGTTGTTATAGTTGCGATTACCCTATGGCTAGGG